AAAGAGATTTGAGTTTTGGTATAAGCTCGCTGTGCAGCGATATTAGCTAGATCTACTTCTTGTTCAAATTGTACTTTCTTTGTTTGGTAGAGGGATCTAGTTCCCATCCATTTCCTTTCTCTTACTTTTAGTTGATGTTGATAATTACGCTTTGATGCTTTGTTAGCTGATTGAGCTGACGCTCCTGCGCCTATTGCTCCAACTGCTGCTGCACCTGCTGTTACTGGATCGCACACGGGCAAATTCTATAAAGGATAAATTGTTGGGTCCATGTTTAAATCTTCTAAGAAATTTGAACCCTAAGAATCGAAGTAATTTCAAATGGACTGCATTGCGTTCATCCACAATGTTCCATAGCAATTCTTCTTTTCTACTTTCTATAAATCGTTTCGCTTCTCTAGCGAACGTCATTGGATACTTATGGATTGCGGGTGTGCATAACATCCATATCTGTCCATTGCTATGTACTCCAGCTATACCTGCTAATCGACCATCAGGCACTGTGAAATACACCGAGTCTCCTATGAGAGCACCCGAAGGTATGTGTACTATAGGATCATGTCCATGACCCTCTTCGACTTCTCTATGATCCTCTGGACGTAAGTTGGAGGCTACCTCTTTAGCAGCCTCCCACGTTATTGGGTGAATAAATTTAGACACGCTGATAATAATTATTGTTATACACTCCCTCCCACGTCATGTTGTGTAATGTCGCTGGGGCAGGATGTGTAGATTTAATAGTTAAAGACGTATTTATATTCCTGTCATATACAGGGATTGTTCTTAATACATTATCGTCAAAGATACCTGAAGTATTAGCTGCATATTCATCAGCAGGTGTTACCTCAAATAACTCTGTATAGTCAGTCTTACCTTTTCTAGTAAGTGTAGATTCATATATACCTATTGGTCCAAAGCCTAACTTAACTCTATGGATAATGGTATTAGCTCTGGTATCAGCTCTCCACGATTGACCACTTTGTGATAAGTAGTAGATGGTTGGTATCTCAACCTGCATGGTATATAAGTAACCAATCAGGAATGTCTGACTTGACCAATCACCAGTGATTTCAAGGTTACTACCGTTAATAGTTATTAGTGCATATCTACCTAACTGATCACCTGCATCAACATCATATGCTGCTAATTGGTTTGTACTTTCTAAACCAGTAGGCTTCGCTTTAGTAGATTTATTAGTAGTAGCATTATAAGACCAACCACTTGTAGACATTAAATGATCTAAATGTACCCTGTTAGTTGTATCAACAGTAAGGGTATTAGAATCTTTCTTTAAAGCATACTTTAATAGCTGATCTTTATTGTTATTTCTAACCACTACATATAGCGTATCGTCCTGAACACAGTGATATTGAATAGTCCCTGTGACAGTCCACTTAAACCATGAAGCTAGTTTCCTTTCTTGTATCTGATCAAAGTATCTAAAACCATATAAGGTGGAAGACCCCTCTTCACTAAAGAAAACAATAGAGTTCTCTCTAGAATTAGATATAAGTCTTAGATCCTTTTCAAACAATCTAGGTACTACTGCACTTTGTTCTATTACCTGCGCTTCCCCTTCCCTAACTATATTAGCCATCTCATAGAATCTTGAGTACTTACCAGCGTTATCGAGGAAGCCAATTGTAGTTCCTAAGCTTATAGGGTTAGTCGTGAAGTTAAAGTTATAGTTAGATATAGAATTTATCTTTGCTGTCTGGATACTGAATACATCACTATCTGTAGTCAACATAAACTGTTGATTCTTAGTGAATAATACTAAACCTGTATTGACTTGAATTCCATCATATAAGATTGCTGGGTATTCAGAACTGGCAGATATATCTATTGGATCACTAGCTACAAATTGGATTGCTGATTTAGCAAAGAAGTTATAGAAGTCTCCAGGTCTAGATAAGATAATATTTTCGTCAGCTAATAAGGCAAACCTGTTCCTAAAGAATAACATCTTATTTATAGTCTTACCTATAAATGAAGGTTCAGGGTTGGTTACATCGTCTCCTACAATTGCATCAGCCCATTGAGGAGCTGTTACTGTAACTAGACTGGTTGATAAGTATTGAGCATTATTACCTGTATAAAATTGTGTAGGACTTGTATTAGGGATAACACCAAATGTACCTAGCTGCCCTTGACTTAATCCTAATCTAAAAATATTGTCATCAACTTTTGTTACGTGGTATTTCTGACCATCTGAAGGTTGGGTTAGTTGATGTGTCCAAGCAGTCCCACCTCCACTAAAATAATAAACCTCATCATTAGTAGAGAATCCATGGTTGTTAATAGTTATATAACCATTAGAACCAGCGATAGCTGAAGTAGGTATTATTGTATTGTTTAAGCCTGGTACAGAGGTACTTCCCCCATCTAATTCAGTTAATAAAAACGCACCAGAGGCTGCTCTTATTAAGGCTACTGGCATCTTTGAATACTTTAATCTGGTCTTTCTACCTGGCTTTGCACACTCTTCCCATACACCTTCACCGTCTTTATCGTTATTACCAAAGAATTTAACGTAGTGGTTATCTTCTTCAGCAGCACTATTGACTACTTCGACAACCATCCCATGTTTGCATTGGCTTGGTAGATCACCAATATCGCTTACTTTACTAGCAACTACATTTAGTAATTCTCCTACTGGAGTAGAAGCATTAAATACATCAGATCGTTTTATATGTAAACCAGTACCAATAGTAGTAACTGTGAATCCATTTCCTGTTGTAGCTGTATCACTACCAGTAATACCTGCTCTAATATCTCCAAGAATACTTTCAGCAGTTATAGTTGTTTCTGTATCAAATGGTGTTGGTTGTGGTCTGACAAGTGCTAGGTTTGCTTGAACTTTAGATGTGCTTGTCTCTTCTATCTTCACTTTATATCTAGCATCTTTTAGCCAAACATAAAAGTAGTCACCAGTGTCCCAACCATCTCCTCCGTGTAGTAGATCGTATGTAGTTGTATATCTAGCTTGGTATGTAGTTGCAGCACTTTCCCCAGACCCACTTGTATAAGGTACTGACTGACCTGTATTGACTATTCGGAAATAAAGATTATTTCTGCCAGTTTGACCTGCTTGATTACTACTGTTATAAACACTGACATTATAGTTATATGCTGTAGAAGTATTACCAGCAGAAGCTGCCTTTACTCCACCAGTAGCTCCATCGTCGGTAAGAGATGAGTTATGGTTTACAGAGAATATACGAGTACCTACATTAGGTGCAAAAGCATCTCTACCATCTCCTGCACTGTCATCACATCTTATCGTTGCTGAAGTTCTACCTGTATGGTCAAGCATAAAACCATCTGCATCGCAGTAGTTATTACTAGAATTGACTAACTCAACACTGATACGTGTAGCTGTTGTGACTGTTGAGAGGTTGGTATTACTAAATATATTTAACGCATACTGTTTTGCATAAGAGATAGACTTTAACTCTACAAAAATTTCTTTCCCAAAATCTCCAACAGGTTCTACTGTTGTATCCATCTCAGTGGTGACGGATCTATTTGTTATATAGGTAAAGTCATTAAGTGTAAGAGTTTGTATATCTTCATCGTTGGTATGAGTTAGATATGTGTTATTTCCTATTCCATTAATAACATTCTTTTCAGCACCTGTTAAACAATCCCACATACGAACGGTTCCATCTTTATGGACCTGTCCTATGTATTGTTCGTTCTCGTCTCGGTAGTAGTGAAACCATTTACCATCGGTGGATGAATTTAAATTTCCATCACTCAAAGATCCCACAAACTTTCCAGCAGGTCTCTTTAATAATCCTTGGGATACATCAGGTAAGGTGTTAACCATATCCTTAACTTGTCCAGGGATCTTATATTCATCAGGCTGTTGTGAAATACCTTGAGTTAAATTAGGAATAGTTTGTGTGATATTTGCCATTAGCGTGCGAGTGCGTTGTACGGTTGATAAGATCTATAAGCACTTTCATGCGGCCAACCAAAGAATGACTGATCACCCATTTGTGTGTCGTATTCAATTACGTTAGCTCTTGTCTTTTCTTTGTTTATATTTAATAGCTTTACTAAATCAGTATTTGATACCAACTGAGCAGCAGCTCTTACAGCCGCACTAGCAATTATGTATCTTTGAAATACTGGAGGGACATCAGCAAATGCATAAAGAGTAGTTATGTCGAAATAGAATCCACTTGTGAAGACGTCTGTATGTAGAACGTTATCGTATAGTTTTCCATTTTTTATTACGACATCTCTATTTCTATCTACTTGTCCTTCGTGAATGTCAAATCTTAAATAGTTTGTAGAAACTAAAAAGTTACCATTACTATCAGGTTCTATTTTGACATGGTTCTCTTGATTGAAGTGCCAACCTTCATTTTGTATATCCTTATTACATTCCATTAAAAGGTTATGTATTAAAGAGATCTCAGGGTTTGTAAAGTTAAGAGTGGTAATAGGCGATTGACCGATGCTACCCAATATTGAGTTAACTGCGGATAGTTCTGTATCGCTTGCTTGTATTGAAGTAGTCATAAAAAAAGGGGAGCCGAAGCCCCCCTGTATAAATGTATAATTAAGCGTTAGCTGGATATGTAGCACCGAATGCTGCTGGAGCAGTAGTACCTGTATATAACTCAACTGCGGCTGCTGGGTTCAAGAAGTCAGCTCCCATTGCCAACCTACCTAGAATCACGTCTCCTTGGTAAACCACTGAAACGTCACCTGAAGTAACTTGTACTTGAGGACCGATAGCTTCTACAACTGCTGCGGCTTCCTTTTGAAAGA